GTTGGTTCAACTGGAACAACTGGTGGTATTAATACTGTAGTAACTCCAACAACAGTTTCAGTTACTGCTGTTACCCCAAGCTCTCCATCTGCTGGTTATGTAAAATATACAGGAAATAATATTTATTCTGTAGGTGACACTGTAACAACTGCTAGCCTAGCACCAGTTGGGTATAACGGAACATTTACTGTTACTGAAGCAACAGAAACATATTTTGTTGTTGCTAATGCTACAACTGCAACGGTAACAGATGGTGTGGGCACAGCTACATCTACAAACACAAAATTAATTCCAGTAACTCCAGGAGAAACCTATACATATTCTATTTATGTTAAAGATGCAGGTAATTCTGGAAAACAGTTTTCAAACACGGTAGACTATTACAATTCATCAGCAACATTTATTACTGGAAGTAGCAGCGTAGGACCAGCAACAACAGTTTCATCATCTGAGTGGACAAGGGTTGTATATACTTTTACAGTTCCAGCAACAGTTGGAACGACTCCAACAGTTCCAGCATATGTAAGACCATATAGCTATTCATATACAGCATTTGCAACTGGAGATTCTGGAAAAGTTGTATATTATGATGGAGCATTATTTCAAAAATCTTCATTGGCTAATCCATATGTTTATAAAACACCAGCATCAAATATAGAACAAGATTGGATTGGTTTTTATGCACATAGTGACGTTTCTTTAGAAGTTTCTTGTGTTGCAGTATATAATTATGCTATTACAAAAGCTACTGCACTTTCTAGATGGTCATATGGACAGGCAGTTGGTTTTCCAAAAGAAATAGTTTCTGCATACTCAGGTTCTTCTATTGTTCCAGATTATACACTTTCTAAATATGCAAATAATCAAAATTATGGTGTGTCACAAAATAATTCGTGGAAGAGTGGAAAAATAAATAACTTTGTTGATGATAAAGATACACTATCATTACCAGCATATGTCTTACCAACTATAGAAATAGATTCAACATCTTTAACACAAGATGATATGTTTGCAACTTTATCTACAGCAAATGCCACCTACATTGACCTACAACCAGATAGCACATGGACTGGAATAGAGTCACACATCCTATTTGATACTTTTAAACCAATCATAAATGATGTGAATATGTTTTATGTTGTATTTGATAAATCTGAAAACAATACAGACAATAAACAAATTATTTTTCAAATTGTAGACAAGATAACTGGAAATTATTTAGAAGCTTCTATTCTAAGCAATACTCTTGGATATTACTTTTATTACAATTCTGCAACACCATCAACAATTGCAACATTTACAGCATCATCATCAAATACAAAATACGCAGCTGGAATAAACATTCCTAATCTTATTACTTCAAATTCAAACTTTACCAGTTTCTTTTCAAATAAAGAAAATCTAAAAGTTTACGTTGGTGGCTCAAAAGACTTCACTGCTGACCAGACACTAACAGGCAAAATATATAAAGTTGGGTTTGGTGATTCAAGAAATTATAACAAAGTTTCTTCTTCATTTAATTCTGGTGGATATTATGCTGCTGCAGCTGCAAGTGTTTTAGATACTCATATTGCAAACTATACGTTGTTGGTTCAAAATCCGTGGGCAAATCAATCATTTATGGATATTGCAGTAAACTCGTATTGGCAAGATTCTATTCCATTAAGTCGTCTTGCAAAAACGGTAGATGGACAATACAGACTTGATTACCTACAATTTAATGTTGACTATCCAAATCAAATTAGCACAACAAATGCAGATACAAAAACATACCTAACATTTCAAACTGTAGCATCTGGAATGAATGCAGATGTAACAACTTTTACAAACACTACAACTGTAGGAACAGACAGATATCTAAATATTACTACAGCTTGGACAAACACTAAGTATCAGGTAACAGATGGAACAGTTATTTATATTCCAACCAATGTTTCTTTTGACACTCTAGCAGTTGTTGCTCATATAGAAGTAAACAGTCCTGGAATTATTCTTAATCCATCTGGAATCAGACATCTACAAATAGCTGCACAGGCATTGGGTTCAACAACAACGATTGGAACAAAGGGTGACGATTTAATTTCATTTGGAACTGGTAATAATCCAATATTAATTTCTAAATTTGCAGACCCACACTATTACCTTACATCACAATCTGGATTCAGGGTAGTTGGTACAAACTCTTCTTCTAGAGGATATTATTCAAATGTAAATAAAAACAAACACGATACATTTAGCATTGGTGCCATTCAGTTTTCTGCAAAGTTCCCACTAACACAATTTGCAAATACAGAAACACTAATGTTTGAACTTGAAAATGTAGATGATTCAACTAAAGTAAAATTTTATGTAATTGGTGAAACATCAGCATTGACCAGAGGTAGAATTTATGCAAAAGACCAGTCTGGAACAGCATACACTAACTTAGAATATTACCTAAATGGTGTTAAGGTAGATAGACCAATAGTTTCTATTAATGAATGGTTTATGCTTGGTATTAAATTTACAACAGATTACAGTCTTGACTCAAAGGCTGGAAAATTTAACTTTTCTGGTCAGCAACTAATTAACCATTTTGAATATTTTCAGCCAACTGCAAGTCAAAGAAATTCACCAATATACATATATCCAAAATGGATTAACGTTCGATATTCTGGTACTGCATCACAAACTTGGACAAACTATACTACATCTACTTGGCAAACTGTTGCAACAAGTCCAGCAACATCAGTATTTGTTGGAATAAATCCATCAGATGTTGAAGAAGTTTTTCACGGTACTAATAAAAAAATTATTGGAAAAGACTATTCTTATCCATACATTAAACCACAATCATTCTCATATCGTACATTTATGGCAATAGAGACTACCAATATTACAGCAACTCCTCTATAATATGGTATACTGTTGGTATGAGAAAACCAGAACAAGAACCAATGGACGCTATGGAAAGAGCGTTAGCAAGTGCTAAAATCCAAGTTATTGAAAAACAATATGACTGGGGACTATACGTTTGGATTAGAGAAAACGGTAGACCATTCCTTGATGATGATGGAAACATTTTAAATATTCCATCTAAAAAGAATGACCCAGAACAAATTAAAAAGCTTAAAGATGCAGCAACATATTGGGGAGAACCAAATGGTCACCCAGTATTCTATCCAGGTCTAGGAAGGGTGTCTGATGAAGAGCACAGCGAGCAAGTAGACAGAATGAAGCAAGGTCTTATTCCAAATCTTAATGACCTTGGTGCAGTAAAAGCTGCTCAGGATACAATTGCTCTTTATGGAGATGAAGAATAATGGAAGAATATGAATACAGAATTCCTGCGTCTATTTCAGAACTAGAAGAAGAACGTAATCAGTTTGCAGACCAGGACCCATTTACCAAGTCATGGGACGACGTAAAGGGATTTAGCGGTCTTGACGTAAACTTTAAAAGAAGAACAAGTCGTTCTTTTACTAAGGCAGAACCATCAGCACAATACATAGATAGTGCTATGGGCATTAGTTCTGGTATTGGTGGGGCACAATCAAAAGAAATCAATCCAGGAACAGTATTCAGAAATGCCTATGGTCTATTTGACGTAATCACACCACCTTGGAATCTGTTTGAGCTTGCAAATTACTATGACACATCATTTGCTAACCATGCTGCAATTGATGCTAAAGTAGAAAACATTGTTGGTCTTGGCTATATGTTCCAGGCAACTCGTAGAACCATGATGATGTTAGAGTCTTCAACAAATGAATCTGCTACCGAAAAAGCTCGTAAACGTATCGAAAGAGCCAAGGTAGAGATGAATGACTGGCTAGAATCACTTAATGATGAAGATTCATTCACAAACACAATGATGAAGGTTTACACAGATGTTCAGTCAATGGGTAATGGATACCTTGAGATTGGTAGAACAACTACTGGAGAAATTGGTTATATTGGTCACATTCCAGCGGTAACAATGCGTGTTCGTAGACTTAAAGATGGATACGTTCAAATTATTGGTAACAAGGTTGTTTATTTCCGCAACTTTGGGGCAACCAATGCCAACCCAATTACTGACGACCCACGACCAAATGAGATTATTCATTTTAAAGAATACTCTCCACTAAATACCTACTATGGTGTACCAGATATTATCTCTGCAATCACAGCACTACAAGGTGACCAACTAGCGTCACAGTATAATATTGATTACTTTGGTAATAAAGGTGTTCCTCGTTACATTATTACATTAAAAGGTGCAAAGCTATCTTCCGATGCAGAAGACAAGATGTTCAGATTCCTACAAACAAGTCTAAAGGGACAAAACCACAGAACTCTTTATATTCCACTACCAGGTGACACAGAAACCAACAAGGTTGAGTTTAAGATGGAAGCAATTGAGAACGGTGTTCAAGAGGCATCATTTAATGACTATCGTGTTCGTAACCGTGATGATATTCTTATTGCTCACCAGGTTCCTCTTTCAAAAATTGGTGGTGGCGATGCAGCAGCGGTAGCAGCAGCACTCGCACAAGACCGTACATTTAAAGAACAGGTAGCAAGACCAGCACAAACATCTCTAGAAAAAATGATTAACAGAGTAATAAAAGAAAAAACAGATATTCTAGAATTTAAATTTAATGAACTTACTCTTACAGATGAAGTTGCTCAATCACAAATTCTTGAACGCTATGTTAAGACTCAGATTATGGTTCCAGACGAAGCTCGTGAAATTCTTGGACTACCACAACGTCCAGATGGAGATGGTTCTACACCAATGGAACTTTCAGCAAGACAAGCAACTGATGCTCGTGCAAACCTTGCAGGTAACAGAGCAAGAGATGCAGAGAGAACCAACAATGCATCCGATAGTCCTGCAACCACTACTGGGCGAAACGCTCAGGGTGAAGGAAGAGCATCACAATAAAAGTGTGTTACAATAGAATAACAATACTTATAAAAAGGGTATATAATTAAGGTAATATGACTATTCAAAAAGCTCATTGGGATACCGATGGCGATAATGTTCGCCTATCGATGCCGTTTAACAAGGTAGATAAGGAACGTAGAATCGTTTCTGGATTTGCTACACTTGATAACGTTGACAGACAAAATGATATTGTCACACCAGAAGCCTCCATGAAGGCATTCCAAAAATTCCGTGGTAACATTCGTGAAATGCACCAACCTATTGCTGTTGGTAAAATGGTCTCATTCAAAGAAGACAAATATTTTGACCCAGAAACAAAGAAAATGTATAATGGAGTTTTTGTTTCAGCCTATATTTCAAAGGGTGCTCAGGATACATGGGAAAAGGTTCTTGATGGAACACTATCTGGTTTTTCCATTGGCGGTAAAATGAATAAATGGGATACCGCATTTAATGAAGATGTTTCTAAGAAAGTTCGTGTCATTAAAGAATATGACCTAATGGAACTATCTTTAGTTGACACCCCTGCAAATCAATTTGCAAATATTCTTTCTGTTGAAAAGGTAGATGGTGTTGATACTTTCAAAGGCGAGGGTGTTGACACAATCATTGAAAATGTATTCTGGGATGCTGAATCAGGACTAGTCCTTCTTTCAGAAAATGAAACAGAGGTAAGTCCAACAAATGGTCTACCGATGCAGAACATTGGTTTCGTTGAGAAAAATGATAACGAAAAAACAGAAATGCTAAAGTTCTTAGTTGATAGTGCTAAAGGCATTAACGTTACTAAGATGAATAAGGAGAATGATAACATGGCAGATGAAATCGTAAATGACGTAAACGCCGAAGTCGCTCCAGAGGCAGAAGTTGTAGTTGACGCTCCTGCTACAGAAGAAGTTGTTGAGACTGTTGTTGCAGAAGAAGCTGTAGAAGCTCCTGCTGTTGACACAGACCCAGCCATTGTAGAAGAAGTTGTAGAAGAGGTTCCTGGTTCAGACGAGGCAATTGCTAAGTCAGTTGCTGAACTAGCCTCAACTGTTACAACAGCCTTTAGCGACATCACAGCAATTGTCAAGTCACTAGCAGATGCAAATGCATCTCTAGTCAATGACATGGCTGAACTAAAGAAGTCAGTAAATTTTGTATCAGCAAAAGTTGAAGATGCAGAATCAGACTTTAATAATCTTGGAAAGCGTATTGACGCAGTAGAAGCAGATACCGCTTTCCGTAAATCTGGAGACCTTAGTGAGGTTCTACAGCATCAACCAGAACAGGTTGAAAAATCCCTATGGGGCGGAAGTTTCCTCAAAACATCCGATTTGTTTAGATAAATCAAATTCACTAGGAGGTGAAAATTATGTCGGAAGAAATTATTAAAAACTATCCAGGTTCAGGTGGTTACACTGCAGCAGAAGTAAATGCTCAGGGTGGCTTTGCATCTGGAAACGTTGGTGGTGTAACAAACCCAGGTCTTTCAACACTTGGTAACATCCCAACAGCTCAATTTGGTGTGACAACTGGTCCTAACGCCGTTACTCCATCATACGATGCAAACCCAACATTCGCTGGTGCTGGTATCCTACGTCCTGAACAGGCTCGTAGGTTTATTG